CCCACTTTTGAGTTACGTTATTCCAAACTTTATTCCCAGCGTTGGTAAGCGCGTCGCCAGTGTACCCAAACGGGTCGCTCCCAAACTGACTTAGTTCATCACCAAAATTAGTGAGTTTATCCCCTACAAAATCAATCCCTTTACTAAGCTCCCCAAGAGGGTTGGTAATAATATCGCCGGCTTTATCGAAGACGTTCCCTAAGGAGTCGATATAGCCCGTCGCTGTTTGCTTAAGCGTCGTGCCTATCCCGGACAGGAGTCCGGTTTGAGCAACATTGCCCGCCAAATTAGCGCCAAATTGTCCGCCGGCATATCCACCCATACCAGATAAAACAATGTCGCCAATCCCACCGCCTCTGACGCCAGTTTGAATTGCATTATACGCGGCACTAAGCGCAGGGTTCACAAACCCCAGCGCAACCGTAGCAAGGGTGTCGATGATTTTACTAAAATCAAATTCTTGGGGTTTAAGCGCAGATTGCCCAAACTCCATTCGCGCCAGCGTGTCAATAATTTGAGAAGGTTTAGCGTCAGGAAATTGGCCGCGAAGAACGTCGTACCCCGGCATTTTGGAATCAAACCGGCCCCATTCCCCTTCTTGGATCCATTTGGAATTGGGTTGTTTTTCGGGGTTTGCCTTCATGTAGTCGATCCAATTCTGAGCAATCGTGTCTACATTGGGGTCGTTAGGGTTAATCCCTAAATAGGAAAGCCCCGCACCGGGGGTTTCAGAACGTCTCTTTAGATCTGCCGCACTACCCTTACCAAACGAATGCTCCCCAAAGGCAACATCGTTGACCATCGTTCCTTTTTCGATAGTGCTGTATTGGTTTTTCTTAAACCCGTCCCACCAATTATTTAGGTTGTAACTTCTAAGTTGTGAGTCTAACGTGTTTTTAAGTGCAGAAGGACTGGAACGATCTAGCGCCCCCGCAGCAAGTGAACCGGGGGTTCGGGTGGCAGCAGTGTTTGTAGCAAGCGCCGCCTTTAAATAGGCACCGGGGTCTTCCATCGTAGGCTGATTAGCCGCAAAGGAAAAAATGTCCATCCCCGGTTTATAAGAACCGCTTTGAATAGCTTTTCTTAGCCCTGCATATTGCGGGTCATTTAGATACGCCCAATCTCCGCTGTAGACAAATGGTGAGTTCGCCATAACAACAGATGCGGGGACAGATGGCCCCGCTGGCACCGGCATCTGAGACCTAATAGGTGCAGCGTTCCCAAAAAAATCAAGCGTAGTCCCGGTTGAAGCAGGAGCTTTAGCCGGGGTCTTAGCCGGGGTCTTAGCCGGGGTCTTAGCCGGGGTCTTAGCCGGGGTCTTAGCCGGGGTCTTAGCCGGGGTCTTAGCCGTCGAGGTCGGGGGGTTAACTTGCTGCCCTTGCCACAAAAGCCCCGCCCGCGCCGCCGCTTCTGAGTTAAACGCGGGTTTTTTCGCAGCGCCGCCAGTAGCGAACTTCCGGGCAACGAGGGAGTTGGGGTCTACGATGGAAGCAATACCGGCCATACCAAACTCCTAAAGCTGCGCTGAGATGACGACCCAGCGTGCATCTGCTTTTGAATAAATAAGCGTCGTCACTCCAGAACCTGTCGTAACGATGTCGGCCCCGGTGTTCGTGATAATGCGATTTGGTGCGGTGCTACTTGCACTTTGATTTGCAATCGTCATGACATTTGCCGTGGCGTTATATAGCACCACTTGCTGTCCATCTAGCGCGGAAAAAGCCAACGCCCCAGCAGAATCATTTACTGCGTTGGCCGTCAAAATCCCTGTAATCGAAAACGCCGAGGTAGGGGCTGAGATTCTAAAGAACGTAGTCGCCGGAATAACGAGATTGTCGTTTGCGCCATTAACTACCGTAAGCGCGGTAAATGGGGTAACGAGCCGATTGGTGGACATGCTGTCCACGTTGATTCCAGCACGGGAATCAAAATTCGTAAAAAAGTTATCCAACGCCCGCGCAAGCTGGTTGAAGTATGGAAACTCGTATTCTCTAGGCGCACCGGGGATACGCGGAGATTTAAACTGATCAAACGCCACAACTAACCCCGTGTACCATCTTCACGCATATCAAGACGCGGAGCACCCAACTGCCAATTGACCCCAAGAACACCAGAAGACTCGATAGAAACCCCCATCTGGCGGGCACGCGCACGGACAAACACCTGCTCCGTATACTGTTCTACCGACACCGTTGACCCAGAACTTTGCGTGACTGAACGTGAGAAATCCTGCCCTTCCGAGTTGGAAGTCATATAGGCCGAGCCGGGGAAGTTACGCGGGTACAACGTGAAATCTACGGTGGGGCTAACCCCGGAAGCAGTGGTAGATCTCGCAAACGACACATCAGGGATGAGTCGGCGTACCAACATGAACTTGTTCCCATCCGGCTCAAGGTCAAAGTTGTTGGAGGTAATGTACGAAGTCATCGGAAGTGTGCCCGCATCCACGCCCTGCTCATGATTATACAGGTAATTATCGTCCCCACTCGCCCCTTGGGGGTATTGCCGCAGGGGTGAATCAGACCACGCGGTACGGCTCATACCTTCAGTGGCAACAGGAGAAGTCGTTGCAAGACAATCCCCGTAGTACCAAATACCGGCTGGGCCTTCGGCGTAATTGTAAATGACGTATTTGTCGATGGTGGTCGATTCAGAAGAACAGTAGAACCACCATATTTCAAAAAACCGTTCGTTGGGCGCAGCAAAAAATTGCTGAGATTGAGTCCAATTAATGTTCTCAAATATGTGTTGGCGAAGAGTGCAAGGGAGAGTATCCACGCGCCCGTTGTAGGAGAAAAACTTATCCGTCCCCATCCAATACAACGCGTTGTTGACAACCGCAACGGCGTTAGGGCCAATAAGTGAAATTTCAGAAGAAATAAGTTTCTGAGAAAATACGCTGTCAGACCCAGTGAATGTCACTGAGGTTATCGATCGTTCCGTGAATACAAGGATTTCACCAAGGTTGGAGATTGCACGAAGAATGGTTGAGCCGGTTTGGATTGTAAGAAACCCGGCGGTGGAGGATGCGGGCGTTGCGGGATCCCAGTTGGTATAGTCATCCTGACTTGCCCACCGCACTAGCAAAGGCTCAATTGTGTACGGGCTACTTGCACCGTAGGGCGTAGCGCCAAACGCCATCAAAATACCGCTGTAAGTATCGTAGAGAATCTGCCCAACTTGCTGTGGCACTTGCGTACCCGACAATGCTACTGCATTAGTGGTAGGGAACGTAAAGCTAGGGTCTACCGCCCAAATATAAATTGGGCCGTTATTAATGTTGAACAACAAATCAGTGTAATTGGTACTCCCGTTGTACCGAGATGCAAAATAAACAAACCGAAGGGGGTTTGAAATTGGGCTAACCGCCGCAATGCCCCAACCCGTGGTAGGAGACGTACCAGATCCGCCCCACGGAGGAGCGCCCCATCCTGTACCTCCAGCAGCCACTGCGTTACCGGAAGGGATATAGAAGTAGGCTGTGATACCCGTACCACCAGCGGGGGAAGAAGTGCTGGCTAGGGTGTCTACTGTGATCGTGAACTGATTCGCGTTCACCACCGTCACATAAAACTGAACCCCGTTGAAGCTAGTTGCGGGGATACTTCCTATCGCAGCGACCCCGGCAAACGTCATGTAGTCGCCGGTTACCGCCCCATGTGTATTGATGTTTACCGTAACTATGTTAGAGCCAGCAGATGGGGTAAGGCAGTTGTCGGTGTCTTGCGGCACCGATGCGCCCGTATAGGTGGCCCGAAGTGGCGTGATGTCGTTAAGCGTACCGCCGTTATCAACGTAAACTTTGGAGCTAGTGCCAAGCGCGAGGTAATTGTAGTTAGGCGCAGCGAGCCAATTGAAAAGCGTGCGGCATACTCCCAGATAGGCAGTTACCGAATACTTGGCCCATCCTCCCAATTTTTGGGGGTAGCCTGAGAGAAACCGAATTTTGTTGCATTCCCACCAACCGCCTTCGTTTGCGTAGTTGGTTTGATCTCGGTTTACCCCCGGTTTAAATACCAGCTTAGTGAGGGGCATTTATTTTTCCTTGCGGAAAATCTCGATGGCCGAGATAACAGCACCGACAGCCAGACCAATCTGCTGCATAGCATCGGGATTAACCCCCACGCCAAGCGTGCCCACCATGACGGCAGCGCCGCGCCAAGTAGAGGGTTCCTTC